CCACTCAAAACATTCTCCCTCTGTCATCGGACTCACATAGTACTTGGAGTAACCATAGCGTCCGAAGCGGGAGATGTAAACCCTCTGCTCTTCACCCCTATAATCCTTGTGGTATTCCCATTGGTAATCAGTGGCACACTTAGGAGTGTCTTCGAACATCTCGTCAATGTACTTCTCTGCATCCTCCTCAGTAAGCTTAAAAGCAACGCAGCCCTCTGTACCGATTCCCAAACCATCATAGTAGTAGTGCCGAATCATCCAAATAGTCAGCGGCTCGTCCATGGCGCAGTGACCTCACATTCCCAGACCTTGATGTCATTAGTGTATTCGAAGTACCCGATCCAAGAAGCATAGTAGCTCTTGTCCTTGTAAGTCAAGTCTCTGGCGAAACGTTGACCACCAGCCTCGTACTCCTTGGCCAGATCCCTCAGCTTATACGCATCAGTCGGATCTGTAAAGGCATCTAGGACTTGGTAGTATCCTCCGTCTCGTCCAAAGGTGTCTCCAGTGGAGTAATCAACCACCACGGCATACACAGTATCACCCACACCAGCGTCCACATCCAAGATCGGATCACCGTACCAGCTTGCTTTAGCTTCGTCTGAAACCAGCCAAGCCTCAACCTCTGTGACAGCTCCGTCAGTACTCTCACGATTTCCCCACTCTACATCAGGCGGATCACCTTCGTCAGTAACCCACGTATCAACCCCTACGATAATTCTTACTGCCATTATTCCTCCTATGAAAGAACCCCCTCTGACCTGTCTTGAATAACAGTATCAGAGGGGGTTCTAGATGTCTAGCCTTAGTCCTTCGGGACGTACACGCTCAGACCAGCGGCAATGTCAGCCACCTGCTTGGGGGAGTTGACAAACACAGACTCCTCACCGAAGCGCTTGTTCTGAGCCTCTTCGAACTCACCATCAGACAGCGGGAAGAGACCGTGCTCATCCTCAAGAGCCATGGTGTTCAGCGGAACAACAGTGATGCCCTTGTTAGGGATGTGCATGAGCTGAAAGTAACGAGGACCAGCATTGAGAGGGATCTTAGCAGCGAAAGCCTGGAGCTGCTGCACAACAGGCCAGGAGAAGTCCCAGACCTTGACAGTCCAACCATCCTCAGTGGCAGACTTAGGATCGCTCATCTCAATGACGTTCATGCGGTAGTTCTGCTGAGCCTTCCAGTTCTTTGCACAGATCGGGCAGTTGGACTGACCGTGGCAATAGATCGGAGGCTTGCCTGGAACGAAGTGACGGTACCAACGAGCGAACGGCTGGTCATCAAGCAGCTTGACGATCTTGGTAGAGGAACCATTCTTGAAGTCAAGGTAAGGAGCCTTGACAGTCTCACGACGCTCGGTGCTCTCAGTCTCACCCCAACCACTCGCAATAGAAGATGTCTTGGTAGTAGGGCGAGAGGGAGTCTCGTCATAGGTGTACTCGTCGTTGTCATCCTCGTAGGATTCCTCAACAACAGTCTCACGGGTGATCTTAGCCATAAATTATTTCTCCTTAGTGGCGGTTGCCTAAGCTGGAATTAAGTGTTTGTTACTTGATAATGCGAGTGATAAGAGAACCATTATTAGTTGTCATAGCACGTGCCCACTGTAGGTCAGTGCCCTGCAACTCGTTCATCTTATCAGAAAACCACTCACCAAGCTTCTCAAGATCCTGCTCCTTAGGAACACGAACCTTCACGCTGGTGAACAGTCCTTCCTTCTCATACTGTACAACAGCAAGCTCAAAAGAGCGAGAGTAGGTAACCTCAAGCTCATCTCCCAACAGTGTAACATCCATCACTGTCATGGGCTCTTCAACAAGCGTTGAAACAGGGCGTGTGCTCTCTCCTTGAACCTCGTCTGTGTCAGTCGTACGCCTTTTTGCGGCCAAAATACCTGCTCCTCTTTAGCGATCCAGATCAACCCCTCCACCATATCACGGGTATACATTCTACGTCTAGCCCGTGGATCGTGTGGGTTCTTTACATACGGTGACTTAGGTAGGATACCCTCTCGTTCCCATGCACGCAAGGTCACAGGGGATCTATTACCCAGTGCTGTGCCTAGCTGGCCAATGGAGAAGAACTCTCGTTCCTCCCCACCGACCGTAAAGATGAAAGGCTTGGCATCCCACTTGTCAGTCTCTTCCTGCTGGACCTCTCTCACCTTTTCAAATACCAAGGGAGTAGTAGAGCCGGGGAAGACCTTAGCTAACTGTTCCTGCCATGTAGTTGCCAATGTTCTCCTTAGTCGTGATGGTACTCGTACTGAACTACGTAGTTGGGAGAGACTACCACAGTAGTGTGGTCCCCGAACTTCTCACAAAGAACGCGCTCAAACTGACTGAAGTCAGGGAATTCAACGTCACCCTTCTTAAAGCCATCAGGGTGAGGATAACGCTCAGACCAAGGCTCTTCGTAGGAATAGAAATCAGTGGGAACAATCTCCTCAATGATATTACCCTCAGGATCGTAACGATCGTCCTCGTCACCATACTCCTCCTGGAGCCAAGCCTTAGCTACTACAGGGTTGCTGGTGAAAGAGATGTCACTGAATCCAAACTCACACGGCTCACCATCATTGAAGTAAGGAGTGTACTGCCTCCAAGAGATAGCCTTGACACCCTGCTCAAAAGCATTCTGGAAATACGGGTAAAGATCCTCAAGAGGAAGCTGATCGTAATAGCTACGACCGCTATTGTAGTCTCCCCGAATAGTGATACCCATAAAGTTACGCTCACGCTTTACAATATCAGTCATTTTTTCCTCCAAATACGTCATCGAAACTACCAACTTCCTTTAGCTTTGCCCCGGACATCCACGGCTGCAAGAGCATACCGTCAATATAATCCTTGGGACTGGGAAGCCAACCAAGATCCTCTTCAATATGGCGCTCTGCAATGAGTCTGACAGGAATCTCTACTATATGTGTTCCCTTGGTGATTGTCAAGGTCTTACCGAAGATATTCTCGCAGAGGAAAACACCTAGAGTGTGGTGATAAAGACTACGGTGCCGGGCATCCCCGATTACCTGCTTGGATGAATCGATAAACTCTTCAATAGGCAGGTAATCGGAGGGATCACCACCCCACTTATGGGCTGCGGACTTGGCATGGTACCAAGAATTCATCGATACAGCTCCTTAAGGTACTTCTTCTCTTCCTTGTAATCCTTGTGCTGCTGCTTGAAATGCTTGTACAGTCGCTCGGTGAAATCCCAGTCAACCATAAGGTCATCAATCATGACAATAATCTCGAAGATAGCATTGTCATCACGAGTTCGAACAAGTGAGTCTACAAACTCATCAGGATCAACAGCGACATTTAGATTAAGCATTAAATCTCCTCTTTTCGTAGTACTTCTCAAGGTGTCCATGGGAGACGAGATCAACATCATCTTCCCACAGCCATGCTCCCGCACGACGACCGTTGTTATCAAGACCAACGGCACGACACTTGATAATGTAATAGACTTCCTCGTCCTCGTCAATCCAGACGTGCATGATCTCTACATCAATGGGATAATTGTCAGGTCCAACTTCCCATGCGTTGTTGAAAATATCTCCGACCTTATACACTCTTAGGCGTCCATTCGTACTTGACAACGGGAAGCAGAGAGACCTCTACAGCCTTAATATTCTCTTCGTCATACCAGAAGTCGATGCCATCTTCCTGCATCTCTGTGGCAGGTTCCTGGTACTGCACCATATAGTACTTGCCTTCGAACTCAAAGACAACCTCGTAATGGTTTGCCCAACGAGAAGTGTGGAGGAAGTTCGTATGAATTACTTCATAAGGAACCTCAAGATCCTCCAACTCATCCCTGTGAAATGTACGAGTAATCAACTTAGCAGTCATACAGATCCTTAACTAGATTCCATTCCCACACGGCCATAGGATCGCACTCGTCGTGCCCCATCATGCTACATTCCCGACCACAGTTACCGCAATGGTAGTGAGAACTACAACCAAGCTCCTCGCCACACCAACAGTACTCCTCGTCAAACTCTTCTCCGTCACAGACAGGACAAGGATCTCCTGCACTACAGTCCGGGTACACGCACTCCTCCACTTCTACAGGATTGAGAAGCCTTTGCATGGCTTCTTTCTCCAGTTTGGCAAGTCGAGTGTTAAGATACTGCTCCTTGGTTGCTTCTGCAATTTCCTTACAGTAGATGCAAGGACAGTCATGCATTTCAGGCTCCCTCCTAGTTGTCCATAACTCTACCCACATAGCATGTAGGTGGGTAGAATTAAAAACAATTAGCGGCGACCAGGGCGCGAACCACCAGAAGTGGAACGCGAACCAGAACCATAGCGTACACCACCACCGCCAGGACGGCAAGAGTTGCAACCACTGGTCACACGAGTACCACGAGTAGTGGTGGTAGTACGAGACTTACCGATCGTAACACCCTTGGGGGCAGTCACGTGAATGTGCAGCGGGTTAGCATACAGGTACATGTGGGAGCGGTAGTAAGTAGGCGTAACGTACACCAGCTTAGGCGTACCGAACTCGATCCACACGTGCGAAGAGTTGTACTGGCCGTACTCATACTCAGCGATGCTGTTGTCCTGATAGCCCGGATCGTTGTAGCTACTGTCACAGGCAGCAGTGCCACCCACAATAACAGCCGTCAGAGCCAGAGCCGCAAGAGTCTTACCAGCCTTCACAATTACTCCTTAGTCGGTAGGAAGCTGTAACTTACTGTGCTGTCGAAGAAACTATCAAACTCTTCCTGAGTTATCAAGTCGCGTGCGTACAGATCCCAGAGTGCATCCTGGTCAACGTGTTCGACCTTGAGGACAGGAGCATACCATCTGCTGTCAGCGAATGGTCGTCCATCTGGACTCTCGTACACTGCCTTGTCCTTGAGATACTGTAGCACGCGTTCCTCGTTGAGGACTCTACTCTCCTTGCGCACCTTCTGCAAGCCCTTGTAGAGCTGTCCATGGATCTCCAAGGATTCTCCGAACGGTATCACATAGGAGCCTCTGCTGTTCTGCTCTGCCTCTGCAAGGTAGGGCTCAAGCTCATCCTTGATCTTCTGCTGACGATCCTTTAACTCTGCGATCTCCTTGTTGATCAGCAGATATGCTGCTGTCTTGGTCTTTACTACCAGTTCAGACATTCTTCTCCCTGTGGATCTCGATCTTGTAGAACTCTGGTGCCTTCACCTTGTCGGAAAGGAACTGACTCATGCTTCCCAGGTCATCAAAGGTAACCTGCTTCTTGGCAATGGTTTCATCAGTCTGATAGGTCACAATAAATCTGTGGTCTGGCTTCTTACGGAACTCCGTCTTGTCCACTCTCTCAGAAATCTGTGCGCTTGAACCAAGGTCTTCCCACGCTGTCTGAGATGCACCACTGAACTGACGGAACTGAATACGAGCAGTAGCATATTCGAAGTCACTGGTCTTGATATCAGTGACAGCCACATGCTCCTTGTTATCCAGGCGACGTGCAATCTCAGCCATAAGAGTGTCCTTGGATTTATAGTTCGTGAACCCTCTGTTAGGCGTGGTCAGCTTGGCTTGGAAGTATGGCTCTGGACGTAGCTGAACAGGACCTGAGAAAGATTCAGTGCCTACAGGAATGTCCTTCCACTCTCCCCATTGAAATGCATAAGAGTACAGTGCATTGCCTAGCTTATTGACAGGAATTCGATACTGTAGTCCAGTGAGCAGCGTCATTTATTCTCCAGATATAGTTGCAGAAATCGGGTAAGGCTGGTGACATCATTCTCCAGAATACCACCTGGCTCTGACACACCAGTAAGTACTGCCTTGGATACTCGTGCCTTGTAGTTCAGTCTTGCGAGTTGGTATTCCTCAATGGAGTCCCTGACAATAAGATTGTCAATGAAGACATGTCGAAAGGTGGAAGACGCTCTAACGTGCCTTCCATTTCTTTGTTTGAATACTCCAGAAGAGAGCGGTAGATCGTAGTTAATGAGGTGGCTAGCTGCAAACAGATCCACTCCATATCCTCCTGCATCAGAGGAGAGGAACAGTCTAACGTCAGGCTCATTTGTGAAGGAGGATATTGCTTCTCCTCTTTGCTTTCCATTCAAATCTCCTGTGAATAGAACTGGATTGTATTCCTTTAACTCTTCCTTTAGCATAGGAAGAATTCCTTTATATCTTGAGAAGACAATTACCTTATGTAAAGGATTCTCCTTTAGATATTCCTCTGCCAACTCAACGCACGCTTCAAACTTCGAGCCCACTGGTAGCTCTCTGAGCCTTCCGAGAAGTCCAGATGCGTATCCACTGCCTGACTCTCCTCCTGTGGCGTCGTAGCGCTCTCCAGAGGCTCTGAGGAGGGCAGGGGAACTGAGGAAAAGACTTGCTCCGCTGAGGATCGCTCCGATTCTCCCAACTCCATGACCATCCCTACTGGAGTCTCCAGCATAGTACGCAGCAAGGTCTCTAGCTGCTCCCGGTCCAGCTTCGTATAGAGTAGAAAGGAGTTCTCTGACAATGGATTGATATTCCAGTTCACATTCTGGATCGGGTTGAACATAACAGTTTGACTCGGTGACTCTGGGCATGAAGTCACTAACATCTGAATCGGTTCTCCGCTTGACAATGCAAGCCTCCAAAAATCTCTTGTTGAGTTCGGGTATGTTTCTATAACCTGTAATGAATCCTACGGAATTGCGTGTGATATATCTGGATTCGAAATCCTGCCAGCTACCGAAAACCTTCCTGTCTATCCATTCCATGATGGAGAACATCTCTTCGGCCTTGCCGTTCTCAATTGGCTCTGCGGTCAAACCAATACGATAGCGAGGCTGTAGTTTCTTGATCGTCTTCGTCTGTTGTGTTGAGAAGTTCTTGATGCAAGTCACCTCGTCCACAAGGACAAGTTCCGGCTTGATCGATTGTAGAAACTGGAACTCCGATATAGCCTGACGGATTCCCAAAACCAGATACTGGGGTAGGTTGTCCATAGCGTCGCTTAATATCTTCGATCGCTTCTTCGGTGAGATAGAGCCATCGATAACTAGCACAGTAGAATCCGTAAACTGATTGATACGTTCCTCCCACTGCTTCGTCAGGCTGCTGCTCATGATCAGCACTGCGCACTTGACTTCACCCCTTTCTCTCAACTCCTCAATGGCTGCAATAGATACGACTGTCTTACCTGTACCTAAGTCCAACGCCAAAAGGGCGCTCTTCCGATTGAGGAAGAACGCCTTGGCTTGCTCCTGGTAGGGTCTAAGATTTCCTTTGAACATGTCGGTATCTTAGCATAGAAATCGAATTTACGATAGCCTGCTGGATATCCCAGTTGCTAACACCTTCTGTTCCCAGATCCTTTGCCCAGGAGATGTGCGAGTAGTCAGCGAACTTGATTCTGTATCCGCTGCTCAAGTACTTCTGTCTCAGTTCCCAGGACTTGTTCCAACCAGCCTCATCGTTATCCAGTGCGAAGATAATAACCTCTGCGTAATCGAATAGCAAGTCCAACTGCGAGCGACTGACTTGTACACCGAAGGACGAGACCGCTCCGTCAATGCCAGCCGTGTACAACCGTAGACAATCCAGTGGACTCTCTACCAGAATCAGGGTTGTACCTCTCAAGCAGTGGAGACCGAAGAGTGTATCACCCTTCTGAACCTGGGCGGGCTTGTTGGATACCCACCCAGGTCCCTTCTCCTGGTACCCGAGGAACTTACCATCCTCGTCTCTGATTGGCAAGATCCATCGGTCGTTCTCTGAGTCCCAGAGGACTCCATAGTGAACTACACTTCCCGCAGAAAGCCCTCGTCGTGCCAGCTCGTCTCCTGGGGGATCAGCAAAGAGGGCCATGCGAGCTTCGTTCCACAGTCGGGGAGCGGAGCGTTCGATCCCACTGTCAAGGGCAGTCGATAGAGCTCTACGAAGCCGTTGTACTCCACCACGGCTACGGACCCACGAGTCTGCGTCTGAGTAGTCATATCCAAGTACCTCTCTCACTAGGGTAGTAAATGAACCACTGAAACCACAACTGAAACAGGAGTGTTGACCTGTCTCAAGATTAATCGACCACTTGTCAGGGTGTCGGTTCTGACGACCAAGACGGACGAAGTGACCTGGACAGTATGCCCAAGCCTCTCCATGTATGATCCTGGCAATCTGTATTCCGAGTTCCTGTAGTGAAGATACTACATCACCTGGGACAGCTTGTCCACCACCCCAACCACTAGAAGTAAAGCTCATAGTTTGAATCTTCCGCCAACTCTCTGTCTAGATCATCATCAGGATCATAATCCTTTAGCTCCGAGAAGTCAGCAGTGTCATAGTCGAACTTGATCATGACATCACAAGGAGCATATGAACGACCCATGATGATCTTGAGGTGACGAACACAGACATCTTCCGTGCGCTCAATACCGATCACACAGTACGAATACTGTACGAATGCGCGAGAGCCCATGATCGAGTCTGTATTCAGAACCTCACCCTTGGTACGGGCAGGGGTTGACTGAGTAACAGCCAGGACCACCTTGCTCTTGCGCATAACGATATTATGCAGTCCCTTGACGATGTGTGTCAAGGCTCCCGGACTCTGTGGAGGCTCACCATACTCGTCATCCATGAGATAAGCCCCATCAATGACGATGTAGTCAGGTTCCTCCACATCAATCTTGGCATTGAGAGCCGAGATCGTCATGCAGTCCTGAGAGATGATCATCTTCGGCAGGCTGGCAGTGATCTCCATACCCTGCTTAAGCTTCTTCAACTCCTCCTCAGTGAAGTTACCACTGTTGAGCTTGTTGTCGTTGAAGCCAGCACGATAGGCATCAAGCCTACGCTCCTGCTCCTCCACAGACATCTCATAGGTACAGTACAGTACCTTGAAACCAGCTTGCTGAGCTGCCATGGCCATGAGCATAGCAACCGTTGACTTGGACGCCTTGGCCAGACCCGTGAGAGTAATGAGCTGACCCTTCTGGAAGCCCAGAGTGGCCTTGTCAAGCGTCTTGAAGCCACTGGGGATACCCAGCATGCTTCCGGGGTTGTTACGGCGCTCTAGGTACCGCTCAAGCCTTTCATGGCCGTTCTCTGTAACGTCCACATCCTTGCTGGTGACCACGGTAGTGTGCACCTTGGTCAGTGTCATGCCCAGGAAGTTGACAGCCTCTTCAACCTTGCCGTCTGATACCGCCTTGGCCACCGCATCGATATTCGAGTTGAGAACACCGAGGATGTACTTGTCCTGCACACGCTTGGTCAGAGAGGGGAAGCCCTCGTCAACTTGTGCAAGGATGGGACACTCAGGATTGTCAAGCTTGAACTCTCGCGGAGTCGGTACCTCACCGAACTCACTGTAATGCTGACGAATATACTGAAAGCCCTTGCGGACTGTGTCATTAGTAAAGAAGAAGTCCTGAATCTCAGCGCACTCGATGAGACTTCGCTCAAGAACAATCTTAGAAAGCAGTGACTTCTCTGCATCAAGTGACGCTGCCAAACGTTCCTCCTAGACGATTAGATTCAAAAGGTTCAACTGCTCTGAGCTACAGTATCGGCCCTTGCTACCCCAAGTCAATTGCCTCTTGGGATCAGGGTCAAGTACTGCAAGCACAGCAGGATCATAAGTCAGATCTGCCAGCAGCATCTCCGTGTCGTAGTAGTGTACATCACCGAACAGCAGGTTGCGACCATCCAACTTGTCTCGTATCGCTGAGACAAAAGCGGGATCTAT